AAACGGACAAACGCTCAATATTGCCACGGGATAGACCAACTAGATCACCGTAAAAAATATTAGTCGCATATCCGTAAGGAATCGCATATTCACGGGTAGAACCCGCAAATACTTGACCACCGACCAGATTGATCGGCTTTAGGCCGTAAGGGGCCGAGACGACGGGATAAGCCATATTTGAACTCCAAAAAAATTATTTAACACCTTTACCAAAGGACGTTGACGACTTTCGCTCATTAAAGAGCGGCATTCGCGGGTCGCTTTGGCGCATTAGGTTGTTGTCTACAGACTCCATCTGCATTTCCGCTTGGTTCTGGTAGTACGTATTACGCGCATCTACGAACTCAACAGGGGCTTTACAGAGCATCAGTCCACCGACTTCAACATTGCCATTACTGTTTGCATGTAGCATAAGCTCGGCGTGGTCAGCGGCTTTAACCGGTTCCCAGCCTTCACGCATCTTCTTAGACACATTAGTCGCATCCGACTTGCCCAAAACATGTGTGGCTACCCAACGGAACTTGTAACCCGGCTCTGGAGTCGGATCAGGAAGCGTGCTAGGCGGCACATATACGTACCTGCTTGTTTTATCGCGTGTTACTACGTCACGGGGGGTGCGGTTATCAGCCATTACTTGTCTCCAATTTAGCTACTTGCACAGCATATTGCTGTGGGGTTAATCCGAATTTTTTAGCCAACGCAACTTGCGTTGCCGTTAATCGTATTTTCCCTGCACTCGTAGAACGGGCAGCAGGCGCAACAACGGTAGACGGTTTTCTGGCTGATTCACTAGGTCTTTTGTCTTCACTCTCACCGAATAGTTCGGGAAATTTAGACTTCATGCGACCATTAATTTGGTCGAAATATTCATCACCGCGAGGGTCAAGGCCCCCGTTGACTAGTTTTTGGTGCAGCCCTAGAGCGTAGCTGGTGTATTCTTCAAACCCTGATGCCCCGAACCACTGGTTTTTTGCCTGCCAGCGCAGCGATTTCTCGTCCGGTTCAACCTGTTGGGGTTGTGATTGTGGTACTTGTACCTCAGAATATTCTTCTTGTAAAGGGGCAGCCTTATAATTTTTTACCTGCATCAGCCGCATCTTGGCTTCTGTCAGGGCTTCTTGGGCGGCAATGATACCGTCCGTGTCAAACGCCTCTTGTGCATCTCTGTACTGGCGTCGTGCTGCGTCAAGCTGGGCTTGGGCTTCTTTGTTAACCGTAGAAATAAACGCTTCCTGCCCAAAATTAACCGTTTGTTTTAAACGATTATTCTCGTTAATCAGGTGTTGTGACAGCCGTTCTAGTTCTTGCTTTTCTCGCAACACCGCTTCTTTAACACGGCGCTCATCGTGCCGCGCATGCGTTAATTCTTTAATGCGAAGCTGTACCTTGTCGGAATAGCTCTCGATCTCGTCGTCCGATGGATCATCTACTTCTTTGTCCAACGGTTTACGGCCACGGTCTTTTTCAGGCGTGTCGTCAACAATCTCAATCTCTACGTCGCCATCATCATCTTCAGCAACAGTTATTTTTTTAGTATCTTCTTGCTCGTCGGGGAACTTATAGTCGTCTTGCATTTGTGTCTCCTTATGCGCGGGTAATACCGCGTGGGTCTTCAACAACGGCATCTACTTGGTCATCGTTAAGTAGACGGAATTCTTTGTTGTAAATTTTAAAACGAGTGCCTGAATAAGCGCGAACAAGTACGAAGTCGCCTTTCTTACACCACGGACCCGATGGGAATTTGGTGGTGTCTTTATAAGCGTCGGGGCCCACGTCCACCACAAACAGCACGGTTGTCGAGTGTTCTTCCTGCTTCATAAACGGATCGGCTTTAATAATTACTGAGTCGTCGTATGTCTTAGACACGTCGGGTACTACACACAAAATCTTCCAGCCAGTTGCAATAGGTAGCGACTTAGCACGATCCTCAAGCGGGATGTCCTCGTCGGGCATATCTTTTGGTTGAATCATCTCCGGCAGTTCAATGCCCGGAGGCAACAGTAGGTCACTCATCGCTCTTCTCCACTTTTTCAGCAAGGTCTAGTAAATAACGCTCGGCAAGGGCGAGACCTTGAATTACCCCGCATAGCTTTTGGTACTCTTCAAATGAGCGGCATGTGCCCCCAGCCAAGTCATCGGCGTAGTTGTTCATGTCGGTGCGTATTTGTTCGCGCAATACGCGTGCGAAGGTTGCGATCATTTAGGTGGTTGTCCTTTATTATTTTGTTTAAATGCGGCAATATGTTTCAGTGATGCTTGTTTAACTTGCAAATCTTGCTGCGCTTTTTGCTTTGCTATATCAATACCCATACGGACGCCATCACGTTCCTGCTGTGCTGCGCTCTTTGCTTTACTTTCTTGAATCTGTGCGCCGACTTTCATCGAGTTTAGTTCTAACGTGCCGGTCATACGCTCGCGCTCAATGTCAAGTTTGTCTGCTTGTGCCGCAGCATCAAGAGCCATCTTCTTCTCTTTAAGCTCAAGTTCTTTCTGGCGCAGTTGCAAATCTTGCTGTTGCATCTGGATCATTGGGTCTTGTGATTGCTGTTGCGCCTGTTGTTGCGCTTGTTTTGCTTGGCTCTGTTGCAGCACTTGTTGTGCGGCTTGGGCCATCATCTGCGACAAGGCAATCTCCACTTGTGGTGGCAGCTTCTCGTCTTCTGGCGGCAACGCCATACCAAGTTGTTGTTCAATCTTCTGGCGATACGCAAAGCCAACGTGCTCGGCAATGTGCGCCATCATGGCTGCTTGAATCTGCGGTGCTTTTGGATTTTGTCCTACAAGCTGCATGATGATCGGGTCCTGCATGGCCGAGGTGTGTACCTTGATGTGGGACTCATGGTCTTGGTGCACAAATGCTTTGACCGGCTCGCCCTTTAGCACATTCATGTTTTCTGTCACAGGGTCGCGTGGCTTCTGATCGTCCGGCAACGGCACGAGCTTATCGGCATCTTTGATACCAAGCACGTTTAACATGTTGCGATGTAGCTGTGGCAGGTCGTAGATGTCCGGTGCCATCTGTGCCATTTGAATGACCGCTTGGTACTGCACCACACGTTGTGACATGGTGGCGGCATTTGGGTCGGACACAGGAATAATGTCCACCAAGTCGTAGTCAGCCTTCTTGGCTTTACGGTTGCCGTACTCAGGGTCGTACGTATAGTCGGGGTCCGTGTAGTCCCGAATAATGTTTTTGAGCAGCTTCAATTCTTGTTTAAGCGCAAAGTGCACACGCGCTTGCACAGCCGTCATCACTTTTAACTGGCGCTCAAGCAGTGCCAAGGTCGTACCAACCGGAGCCTGCGACGACATATCCGACACTTTCATGTCTGCGGTAGCGGCAAAGCGACGACCTTCTTCTACAATGTTTTGCAACAACGTATACAGAACTTGGCTTGGTTCTTTATAGGGCAATGGCAGAATACTGTCGCGGATGTTGCCAGACGCTACGTCTACATCACGGAACTCCCCCGGACTAATCGGCGTATCGTCGCCTTTAATACGTAACCCCCGCGCTTTAAGACCGCCCGGCAAATTAGACAACGTACCTGCATCAACCAACTGACGCATGAGCGACGTGGCCGACTTGGCGAATCCGCCAATGAGGTGGAATAAACCGAAGCCATAAGCGCCAAAGCCGGGGATGTACTGGTAGTGGACGAAGTGTTGACGCTTGAGCTTGAGGTCGTCGTCTTCGTTCCAGTTACGTCGGATGGACAGAACATCGTTGGTTCCTTTAATCAAAGTGACCACATACGGCAACATGATGCCGGTCTCTTCGCCGTCAATCTCGTCCTCGTAACCTTCTAGGTTTAAATCTACGTGGCACTCAAGCAGGGTGTACCGCTCGTCGTTCAGGTCACTAAAGCCGGTCTCTTTGTCCTTGGCTTTCTTAATGTTGTCTTCTTCGCGTGGTGGGTCAGGCAACTCAAAGTCCCGATAGAACCCAGCCTGCTGGAGCTTAAGAATATCGTTTTTAGTCTTGCGCATGACGTGCGTGACGCGGTAGCACGTATCCAAGTCCGTTGTCCCGTAGGGCAGCAGGATGTCCTCGGCCGGCACAAACATCGACACTTGGCGTCCCAAACTGGGATCAAAATAAACTTTTTTAAACGCAGACCCGGTGGCTGGCAGCGACCACAGCATGCGCTCATGTTCTGGACGGAACTCTTTCATCTCCTCCGTCAACTCAAAGTTCATGTCTTCTTGTACGCGGGCAGCAGCCTCGATGACTTCTGGCGTATCTTTACCAATGATCTTACTGCGTACAGGACCGGCGGCAGGGAACGTCTCCGTAATCGTCTCAGCTTGGAACCGTACCACGGCCTCGGTAATCATCGGATGGAACACACCACAAGCGCCAGCCCAAGGCTCGGTCCGCTCCTCCATCTGCAAGCCCAATAGCTTTAAGCCCTCGGTGTAAGACTTCTCCCACTCCTTGCGGCTGTTCTTGTCGTTGTCAATGTCCGACTCAAGGTCGTCTGCCATACTAGACATGGTGCCTTCGTCCATGTACTCGGCCAAGTTCGCATCAAAGTCTTCGTCCGTCTTAGGCTCTGGGCGCAGGCTGATCTCCATCCCGTCGATGCCAATATTTACTTCTTCCGGGTCGATGATCTCGATCTCCAACTCCGGCTCACCTGCTGCCAACGCATCAATGCCTGTAGGAGCTTGGTACAACGCCTTGTCTATATTAGTTGCCATGATCTGCCTTTAATAGTATGCCGCTACTCGTGGACGCCGGGACGCGTAGTCGTCCTTCTCGTCCGTGCTTAATGAAATAAACCCGCCCTGCCGGAACCGTAGCAGTGCTTGGGTGGTCGTGTCTACAAAGTCGTCGTGTTCGCCAACGGGGAAGGACGCCATTTCTTCAATTACTTCTCGCGCCCAGCGCGTATCCGGTGCCCAAACTGTACCAGACGAGAATAGATCGGCAACAGCATTGAGCCTGACCATCTTATCGTTGCCGCGACTAGGGCTAAACTCTTGGACAGGTATCCCCATCGCCCTAAACTCTTGGATGAGCGGCGCACCTGCCGCCTTTTTCTCCACAATGAACGCATCCGGGTCCCATTCCTTCCAGTGTTTAAACGCTGCGGCCTTCAGATCAGGGAACGTCATCCGTTCTTTAAACGCGTCAAGCAAAATAATCTGCGGCGCGTCATTCTCCTGCTCATTATAAAAAACACCCCACGTCGTGCAGGCCGAATAGTCCGAATTGTTCTTAGTCTCGAACGCCGTGTCCCATGACTGAATAATATAGTCGCATTTCGGCGGCTCGTCTGCCTCCCAGACACGCCAGTGCTTCCTTGAGACGATGGCCGAGGTGTCCGACGTAGGCTGCTGCATGTACTGCGCGTTCCAATATCTTGGATCTATAGCCGCTTTTGTTTTTTCTAGCGCACCAATAGGCCACTGCTCTGGCCACAGGCTCTTACCTGACGGCAGTATGGCTGGTAGCTCCACAATCTCCCACGGCTCGGCCGCTGGGTTGCGCGTCTGGTAGTCAATTAAACGTCCGGTCAGGTCCAACAAGCTCCACCGCGTCATAATTACTATGATGGCACCGCCCGGCATCAGACGTTGCAGCGGACCTGTCTGAAACCACGACCATGCTGTGTCAAATGCGAGCCTACTGTTTGTTTTTACATCTTGTTCGGAATGGGGATCATCAACAACGAACAAATCAGCACCGCGACCAGCAAGAGCACCACCAACACCAGCAGCGTAGTACTGGCCACCGGCAGACGTAGACCACTTTCCTGCCGCTTTTTGATCGTCTGCAACCTCAGTTTTTGGAAAAAGGTCATAGTATTCCTCGGAATTGATTAGATTTCGTACCCGACGGCCAAAATCCTCGGACAAACCCGCCGTATGGGTGCCCATAATGATCTTCTTCTCGGGGAATTTGCCTAGAAAGTAGGCCGGAAACAGGTAGGACGAGAACTCGGACTTGCCCATACGTGGCGCAATATTGATAATGACCCGCTTTTTCTTGCCGGCAATCACGTCCTCGAAGATACGCGACAGGATTTTATGGTGTGGCCCGACTTTAAAGCCCGGATAGACGTGCTGGGCGAACCCGAGCATCGTATCTTTAGCCACTTCCTTGCCCGCACGTATGGCACGTTCTTCTAGGTCGGCTAGTAGTTCGGCTTTTTCTTTGGTCGAGAGCGTAGGCAGGATGGCCTGCAACGCTTTAATCTCCGCTGGTGTTAATGATTTCGTCATCAGCGGCAGGTGCGTTAAGTTCTTCGATCTCTCGGATGTCCGTTACGTCGGTGATTTCAACAATCTGTGCAAAACGACTGAGCTTGTCTTTAATGCGCTGTTCGATCTCAGCGTCGGACATCTCGGTCTTTTTGACTTCGATCTTGTCGGTGAACAGGCCAACCTCTGTGACCTTGCCTAAATAACCCAAGGCTTTCAACCGTATATTAGCGCTGGGGTTGTTGGTCTCTTCGAGCAGCTTGGCCACCGCGTAGCCACGTAGTTCTTTAGCCTGCTCTACAAACGCCCAATCGTAGGCCGTTAGCATTCCAACAAGGTGTGCAACCGCAGCGGGGGTCTTAACTTGCGCCAAGGCGGTGTGGGTTGTTTCTGGTGCAACACCGGCTACCACGGATGTAAACGCTTTACGGGCCGCCTGTGCGCCCAGCTCGTCGGCAATGTCTTCGTCGTCTACCGCGCCCAAGCCTTTTAACCACTCGGACGTTTTTACTTTGGCGTCAATAGCATCCGCCGTGCCTACCTTTTCAAGTGGCACAAACTCCGTTGGGGCTGGAAGCACCTCCGGTTCAAAATCAATTAAATGGTCTAGCATGCGCAGGTCCTATTGCAACCTCGGTGGGCGTACTGTACACTTAAATTTAGCGAGTGCGCAAGCATTTGCTTCTCCTTCAGTTGGGTTTATCCTAGCTTTAGTCCCGGGCTCACAAGGCTCGGGATTTTTTTTGTCTGTGTAGTTGCTATTTTACTAACTATGATTTTTTAAAATTTTATAAAATTTATGGCGCAAGACTAAAAAATAATGAAGGGGGTGGGTCTTTTGTCTATGTGATACGTCTTTAATCTTACATTGTCTATGTGATAACAC